AAAAGGATTATAAGGAAGTTTCCGCTTTCGCGGAAACAACCAAATCTTCCAAATCTTATTCTTTCCTTGCTTTCGCATTCTTCTCTCTGGTCCACCTCTTTAGAGGTTTCCCACCCAAGCCACAGGCTGAGGGGTTAAGTAACGGCCCTGTTAAATCCAGGGCCCGAGGTTAACCCACCGTCGTACAAACAGACGTTTCACTTTCTGTTTGTATAGGCGTCTGAGAGGAGTCTTGTTGCCAAAACTCCGCTCCACACTGCGACCTCTCAGTCTCGCAAGCAAGACCGGATGATCGTCGGAGTGATATGTAACTGCAATATCAGCAAGGAACTTGACAATGTGTCCTTCGACCCAATGTCGAGCGCGAACGGGGGTAGCTTCGTCAAAATTGACGATGAAACCTCCATCACCATACCCTTCAGAGATTAGAAAAGGTTTTCTTATCTTTCTCCGAAGATAACGCCAAACAGCATAAAAACGCCGATCGCAGACTTCAAAACCTTGAAACTGCGAAAGACGTCGAATGCTGTTAGCGGCGTGGTATATCCTTGACTCTCCTTTGATCACTTCCTTTAAAAAGAAGGGTTTGCAGTCAAGTCCGTTAAACCAGTGTGAACCACAGCTCTCTCGAAAGTACCCAGTAGAATAACTTTTCTGGGCATTAACGGTGAAGCCGTAGAACGCACAGGTCTTCACGAAGAGTGAATAAGCAGATACGGGGATAATTACATCATCACCGTAAACGCTGATTTTACTAGTAGAGACATGCAGGTAAGTACAAACTGCATGAGCAATACTATAAAAGATCAGCGATTCTAGTTCGAAAGTAAAACCATTTCCCATAGAGGAAATCTTTTCGTACCAGAATTTCTGCTTACCCAAGACGCCATACCTCGATCTTAGAATGTCCATCACACTAAACCATCTATCTGGAAGGAGTTCCCAGACAGTTGAGTTAGAAATGGAATCACTCGCAGAAGAAAAATCAACAGTAGCTAACTTTCCAGTTATGCTACCTTCTCGTGAGAGAAGTTGGTTTCTTTCCTGTGAATTAAGATCGACGCCAACCCATCGAAGACGACGACGAATGAGATTTCCAATGCCTTTTTGAAACCAGAGATTTAACCCTGGCTCAATGGCAATGGTTCTATCCGTTTTCGAATTCTTGGGTACGGTGATAACTTTATTCCCATCAAAGATCTTCCTTTCGGAAAGATTCCAAGTTGGGTAGAGAGCTGCGTAAAGGCTCCCCATAAGGTTATCGAGTGGACGCGTCGTTCCGCATTCTTTGCGAAACTTGTTGACCGGACTGGTATCAACTCCCTTAATAAGGAGCGTGGCACCAGGTCCCCAGTCAGACGACTCTACCCAATCTTCGAAAGGAAATTCACCTAAAACGGTATCGATTTTTCGTCTAATTGCATTATGCAAATAGGCGCCAACCTCACGGTTTATAGTGAGATGGTGATACCCGCGAAGGTTTATCTCCTTACACGCTCGTTCAGCCTCTGAGAATTTGTCAATAGCGACAGCTTTTAAATCGATATTAGTCGATAAAAAGTCCGCCTTAGACAGAAACTTAGTTGCCAAATAGGCGTCCCTGAAAGCTCCGGGATCAAAATAATGATCCGGATTAATATCCAGCTCTACTAGTTGTTTATGTTCATTATTACTGAACAATAACCAACATGTAAGAGCCCTAGGGCAATCAAGCGAG